ACAAGATGAGATCGCATCTATCACACCAACCGACCCATCAGCGGGTGCAGGATGGGAGATAACAGGTATCACTCTTGCAGGTACTCCTCCAGTACTATTTGAAAACTTCTACGTACGTCGTAACACATCTAACTTTACTGAGGACAGTACTATTGACCTAGTTAATGGTAGCTCATTTGTAACTCAGACAATTAACTTAATGTTCCACCGAAGAGATAAAGATAAGTCTCGTGCTATCAAAATCCTTGGAGCAGGACAACAATACTTAGCAGCTATCGTATTAGATGCTAATGGTAAGTATTGGTACTTCCCTTACTTGCAGGTATCTGCTACAGGTGAAGGTTCAGGAACAGCTAGAGCTGATGGTTCTAAATACTCTGTTACTTTGGTAGCTGAGAATGAGTACCTAGCTTATGAGGTAGACATGCTACCTGCTGCATTAGCTGCAATCGGAGTACTATAAGTTCTTTATTTCTCTACATAGCGAAAGGGCCTACCGTAATGGTGGGCCTTTTTTGTGAACATTTGTAAAGTCTAATTTAATATAGGTGTGATATACTTAGATCAAGGTGTTATTAATCAGTTTGTACTGACTCTTTCAGAAGTCACTACGGTTAGTACACCACATTATTTGTTTGTGTTCACCAATGAAATGAATACTACTAGCACACCACAGCTCTTTACATCTGCTGATACAAGTGCATACCCTGAAAGATACAACCTGTTTACTCTTGATGAGCCAACGGATATATCACTATTAAAAGGGCAGTACACGTATGAAGTATATGAGAGCTCTACCGCATTTGTCCTACCACTAGATATCTCACAGACTACAGGAGTAGTTATTGAGGAAGGTAGAATGGTAGTAAGTGGTCCAGTAGGTAACTCAATATACGATTAATATGGCATGGTACGATAGATTTATTAACAACAGCAAGAAAGGTCCTGAAGTAGTAGAGGGCTATCAATCTTTTAGCACTCCATTTCTACCTGTTGGTAGAGGCAACTTAACTTTGCCTTATGTCAATGGTAGATACGTTCAGGAGTCTTGGGTTCGTTTTGGTGAAGGTAACTTATATCCAGAACTGCTTAACCAAATGTACTACAGTTCACCACTACATGGTGCCATTGTAGACTTTAAGACCAATGCTGTAATCGGTGGAGGGTTTAATATCATAACTGATAAGCTAACTCCCCAGGAGAAACTTGACATGTACTCTTTTGAAAAGAAAGTAAACCTTAAGCACACCGTTAAGGCTGTTACTAGACAGTTAATTCTACACAATCGGGTATATTTTAAGCTATATTTTGGTGAAAAAAGAAAGCTAATCAAGGTAGAGAACATATCACCGGAGAAAGTACGTATATCACCATGCAGAAAATACTACTATTTGTCTGATGACTGGAGCACTCGTATAGATACTGAGAAAATTAAGCCTTATCACATTGCATGTAGTGACGAAATACAGCTATATTGCTATGAGGTCAAGTCAGTAGGTCAAGATTATTACCCATTACCTACCTATACAAGTGCATTAAACTTTGCTTTTTTAAGTGGTGAGCTATCTTACTTCGCAAAAAGTAACATTCAAAATAGTGTGTTCCCATCCTTTGCTATGATGTTCCCTAAAAGGCCACAGTCTGAGGAAGAAAAACACATGATCAAGGAAACTATTGACCGTCTTAAGGGTGCAGCTAATGCTGGTAAGGCTGTTGCGTTCTTTGCTAATAGTGCGGACCAACTACCTAAGATTGAAAGCTTACCAACTAATGACAATGATAAGCTATTTCATGAGGCATCTGCATTGAACACTGAGCAAATATGTTTTGCTCATACCATTGACCCTATCTTGTTAGGGGTGCGTACATCCGGTAGCCTGGGTAATGGCAGTGACATCAAGCAAGCCTACGTGATATTTGAGAAAAATGTAGTAATGGAGCTACGTATGCAAATCACTACGATATTTAATGAGCTATTGACTATTGCTAAAATCCCTGCAGATTTCACAATTAATAACTTCCAAATAATTGGTGATGCTATTGTTGAAGTGGATGAGGAAACAGCAAAAGTTAAGGATGCATTGAATAATTTAAGTGATGCACTACTTGGTAAAGTACTTGAAAAAATGACTACCAATGAGATTAGAGCTCTAGCATCCTTACCTCCTATTGATGAACCTACTAACCCAGCTCAGTAATGTTATATTTTATCACTGAAACCTACCTTAAGACTAACACACCTATCACAGCCAATGTGGATGTAACAGATGTGACACCATACATAGCTACACAATCAGCTTTAAGGATACAGCCTATCCTGGGTACTACGTTCTACAATCACATGCTAACTGCATACAATGCTCAGACACTTACACCGGATGAGATTGACCTAGTAGAGTTCATTCAGCCTGTCATTGCTTGGAGGTCAGCTGAAGATGCGGTATTTGGATTGACGTATCAGCTAAAAAACAAAGGACTTCAGACTCAAAATGGTGATTATTCAGCAAGCGTATCCCGATCAGATGTAGCCTTTGGGATGGAACACTATGCACAAAAGGCTAGTTTTTTTGAACAACGTCTAATCAGATGGCTATTAGCTAACAGAAATCTGTTCCCGATATTCATATCCACTACCAACATGGATACTGATCTAAGACCAATGTTTAACCATTGCTCATGCATCAATCAATATCAAACAACTTGCACAGGTATGTGTGGTAACCTAAGAGAAAACGGATACAACAACAGCATCCTGATACTATAATGGAGTCACAGTTCTATATATTGCTTAAGACAATGCAGGCTAACTGGATTAAATTGTTAGCTACTATAAGTGCATTCTTAATGCCAATATCAGGACTGCTATTTTTGGTGGGGTTTGTTATCGTACTTGATACTATCACAGGTGTATGGAAGTCAATAAAGAACAAAACAAAGATAACTAGCAGGGGCCTCAGTGCAATCATTAGCAAGATGCTACTTTATGAGGTAACGGTTATCCTGTTCTATATGATAGATCACTTTATCCTTAACAATATCATACTTCAGTTCTTTTCAGTACAGCTGTTACTCACTAAGGTACTTGCACTCATCCTGGTTAGCATTGAAGTCATGAGCATTAACGAGAACTACAAAGCAGTAAAAGGGCTTGACCTATGGCAGGCTATGAAAAATCTTTTTGCTAGAGCTAAGGATATAAAAAAAGAGGTAGATGAAATTAGACACAACCAAGATATTACAGGAACGCCTATCTAATGCACAGTACTTCCATGAGGAGTCTGAAAAAACACAGATCTATTTACACCATACAGCAGGCAACGGGAACCCAGTAGCTGTGTCACGTTGGTGGAACAGCAACTCAGATAGAATAGCTACTGCATTTGTGGTAGGTGAGAAGGGAACCATTGTACAGTGCTTCAGCTCCAGGCACTGGGCTTATCACCTGGGCATAGATAGTCAAGATTTCTCAGTGCATGGACTCAAGTATCAAAATTTAAACAAGCTATCAGTAGGTATTGAGGTGTGCAATTGGGGTCCATTAAAGCTAAGAGATGGAAAGTACTACAACTATGTCAAGAGTATTGTTGACCCATCCATGGTAACTACATTAGATGCACCATACAAGGGTAACATTCACTGGTATAAATATACGGATGCACAAATCGAAAGCACTCGACAGTTAGTGGAATACCTGTGTGAGACCTATGACATTCCCAAGGCTTACCGGTCAGAGATATTCAGCATTGATAAGGAAGCATTCAAAGGCACTCCTGGTATTTATACACATAACAGTGTTAGAAAAGACAAGGCAGATATTTACCCATGTCCTCGTATGATTAAGATGCTAGAAAACCTATGAGATATTTGATACCTATACTGATACTCTTTGTATCCTGCTCAGCTCCAAAGCGTGCTCAATGGCACTACAAAAAAGCGTTAAAAAATGGGTTGAAGGTAGTGCAGGATAGTGATACTATCCGGATAACTACTATTGATAGCATTCCAGTGATCATGAATGATACTATCGTATGGCAGAAGTATATCACAACCAAGGATACTATCATTAAGTATAACAACATCTATGTGCCAAAGACTAGATGGCAAACACGAATAGAATATAAAGAAAGGGTCAAGACATTAAAGATTAAAGGTGATACACAATGGAAAACTGCCAAGGCAAAGCAGGTAGTAAAGTATAGATGGGCGTGGTGGCCTATTGTTATTTCGTTCTTTATTGGTATCTTGCTTCGGTTTTTAATACAAAGAGGGCTACTAGATAGGATAGCTCTACTATTTAAGCTATGAGAAAACGACTATTTTACGACATTGAAACATCTTTTAATGTCGGTGTGTTCTGGAGGACAGGATACAACTTAACAATTAACCCAGGTGATATCATTCATGAACGTGCGATCATCTGCATCTGTTATAAATGGGAAGGTGAAGATGAAATTCACAGCCTAACATGGTCCAAAAATCAGAGTGATAAGCAAATGATTGAGAAATTTGTCAAAGTTCTAACTGAGGCGGATGAAATAGTAGCTCACAATGGTGATAGGTTTGACTTAAAATGGATACGAACAAGGGCTTTATTTCATGGGATTAGTGTTATGCCATCACCGAAGACCATAGACACTCTTAAATGGGCTAAAAAGTACTTTAATTTTAATAGCAACAAGCTTGACTACATAGCTAAGCTGCTTAAGGTAGGTGCCAAGATGGAAACAGGAGGGTTAGATCTATGGAAAGACATCGTATTTAGAAAGGACCAGGATGCACTAGATAAGATGGTGGCCTATTGTAAGATGGATGTTGAAGTACTTGAGTCAGTATTCAATAAACTAAACAGCTATACCCTTGCAAATCACAACTATGCAGTGCAGCATGGAGGTGATAAGTACGAATGTGCCGAATGTGGAGGTACTAATCACAGGTATAATAAGAAAGTAGTCACTGCTTCGGGTACTGTGCACCATTGGTTGCATTGTAGAGATTGTAAAAAACACAATAAAGTAAATCATCTAGTAT